GTACCCCGCCGTCGGCAACCCGGTCGCCAACCGCGGCGGCAACACGGGACTCAGCCTCCTCGGCTACCCGGTCATGGAGACGCCCGCGATGCCGTGGACGCCTGCGACGACCGACACGACCTGGGGCGTCCTCTGCGACCCCCGGACCTACGTCATCGTGGACCGTGTGGGGATGAGCATCCGCATCATCGCGGACATGCTTGACGGCGCCACGCCGTCGATGCCGACCGGCGAGTCCGGCATCTATGCCTTCTGGCGCAACACCGCCCGCGTTCTGAACGTGGACGGCGGACGACAGGGCGGAGTCCAGTAACAGACCGGTGTGAGGGGCCGGGTGACCGGCCCCTCACCCAAGGAGGTACCCGGATGACCGCATCGCTCGTCGTCGTCAAGGAAGGCGGCATCGTCGTGGTCGATGGCGTGACGCAGATCGTCAAGGCAGGCGATCTCTTCGAGGCTGACCACCCTGCTGTCGCCAAGTTCCCCAACCTCTTCGGCCCTGTGGCGCTGCGCTTCCCGGTGAAGCGAAGCGTCAAGGTCGAGCAGGCCACCGCCGGCCCCGGCGAGAAGAGGGCGCGATGAGCGCCTGGACCAACCTCGCCGCGGCGACGGTCGCCAGCGCCAACGGCTACGTCGTCAGCGTTGACATGAAGGTCGGCGCCTACACCCTCGCCGCCTCCGCGCCCACGTCTGGCGCTCGCCATGTCACCATCACCCGCACGGTCGTGGGCGGCGCTGACACTCCCGGCACCGTCGTCGTGGTGGGCAAGGACCTCAGCGGGCAGACCATCACCGAGACGCTCATCCCCGGCGCCCACACCATCCTCGTGACCGGGACCAAGTTCTTCTCCAGCATCACGTCCATCACTGGCGTCGGCTGGGTCACGGCCACCGGCAACGACACCATCGTCGCGGGCTGGGACGCCGTGCAGGCCGTCGCCACGTCGAGCGGCCATCTCGTGGGCATCACCGTCAACACGACGGCCGCGGGGACCATCACGCTCACCGACGCAACGGGCGCCATCGGCGTCCTGCCCAACAGCGTTGCGGTCGGCCAGTACCTCTACGACCTCGACTTCAGCGGCTACCTCCGCGTGGAGACGACCGCCGCAAGCAACGTCACCATCGTCCATTCCGGCTCGATGCCACAGACCTACGTTACGACGTGATCGCCACGCTTGCCGAGGTCCGCGCCGCCATCTCATCGAACCTACCCGATGACTCGCTGCGCGACCTCATGGAGGCCGCCGAGGCCGACATCGCCGGAGCCGTGGGGCCGTTGGATGCCGCGACCGAGTACGGCGGGGGCGGCCATGCTGTCTGCATCCTGCGTCGCCCGATCGGGACCATCTCGAGCGTCACCGAGTATGCCGATACTGCCTCGGAGGCCACACTCGCGGCATCGGACTACCGGGTGGACGGCTACCGGCTCCACCGTCTCTCGACCGGCGCCAGCCCAGCAGGGACGTGGCGCGGGCTCGTCAAGGTCGTCCATACCCCGCCCGACCGGCTGGCTGAGATGAAGCGGGCGCAGATCGCCCTGTTGGCGCTCGAACCATCCCTGAGCTCGGGCGTCATCACGGCCGAGCGCATCGGGGAATACTCGGTGTCCTACAGCACTGGTTCCACGACCGCAGAACAGCGGAGCGCGATCCTCGATGGCCTGAGACCTCTGATGGTGGCGTGATGGACCGCTATCCGCACACGGTGACGTTCCAGGAGCCCACCGAGGTCCGCTCGGCGTCTGGTGGCGTGTCCTACACCTACGCCAACGTCAGCGGCCTGGTCGACCTCCCGGCGCTCGTCATCGCGTCCGTGGCCGAGGACGCCGCCGACCGGATGGAACTGACGACCGACCTCTTCCAGATCATCGTCGAGGGCGACCGCGACATCACCCTTCCCATGGCGGCCCTGACGGACTACGAGGCGGGCGTCTTTGACGTCATCCGCGTCGTCCGTCCGGTCGCCCCGATGCCACAGGCCACCATCGTGACCGCTGAGCGGATAGCCGCATAAAGGAGCCAGCCGGATGCCTCGAACCAACATCGCCGCCCAGTCGCTTCCGGGGGCGTACCCGGTCCTCCCTATCACAGCCAACGCCCGCGACGTCACCTTCGTCCCGGCTGACGTCGCCAACACGAATGAGACGCCGCTGGTCAACGACAAGACGACGGTGCTCTGCCGCAACGTCGGCGCGTCGCCTCGCACGATCACGTTCACGTCCGTCGCTGACACGCTCAACCGGACCGGGGACATCACGGCGTACAGCGTCGGCGCTGGCGAAGCCGCGATCTTCGGGCCGTTCAAGACCGTCGGCTGGGCGCACACGGGCGTGCTCTGGATCGACGGTGCTCACGCCGAGCTAGAACTCGCCATCCTGACGCTGCCGTAGCCCATGACCCTCGGCGCCGGCATCTACGGCTTCCTCTCGGCTGGCTTGTCCGTGGGCGAGCGGGTCTATCCGCTGACGCTGCCCCAGGACGCGACGCTGCCGGCGGTCGTCTACCAGGTCGTGTCTGACGTGCCGACCATCAGCCACAGCACGGCGCAGGACCACCCGACCTGGACTGGCACCAGCCGTAGCGACACACGCGTCCAGTTCGGATGCTATGCCGCCGACTACGACGCGGCAGAGGCGCTCTGTGACGAACTGCGTTCCCTCGCGGTGGGCTATCGCGGCCTCTGGGGGGACGTCGAGGTCGACTCGGTCCTGCCAGACATCCGTCTGGACGACTGGGACGAGGCGCCCGCCGTCTGGCGCGTCATCCAGGACCTGATCATCGGCCACCGCACGCCAGCCAGCTAAAGGAGCAGACCAATGTCAGACGCCGTCGGCGCAATCGGCGCGATCATCACCATCGATGGCACGCCCATCGAGGAGGTCCGCGACATCAGCGGGCCGGAGTTCAGCCTTGAGATGGTGGACGTCACGACCCATGACTCACCCAACCAGACCGAGGAGAAGAAGGCGACACTGAAGCGCCTCGGCCCCATCACGTTCGACATGAACGCCGTCCCTGCCGCGACCGGACAGCAGGCTCTGGTCGCTGCATATCAAGCCATCACCGAGAGCGACTATGTCCTGACGATGATCAGCGGGATCGTCGTGACATTCAGCGGCAACGTGACCAGCATCAGCCCAGCCGCCCCCGTGGCTGGCGTGGACGCGCTCTCGGTCACGATCGAAGTCGCCACGCTCACCAGCTTCGTTTACTAGAGATGCCCACCAAGCTCCACGAGGAGAGCACCGATGCCCCGGCTTCGGGGGGAGCCGGCGGCAACGGTGCCCATCCCGTCCTGCTCAGCCGGGAGGCCATCCTGGCGGCCCGCGACATCGCCACCGAGGTCGTGGACGTGCCCGAGTGGGGCGGCTCGGTCATGGTCCGCGGCCTGACCGGGCGGGCCCGCGATAGCATCGAGGCACGCTTCATGGACGCCAACGGCAAGTTCGCCCTCGGCCGTTCGGGAGAGTTCCGGGGCGTCTATGTCAGCCTGACCGTCGTCGACGAGGACGGCTCTTTGCTCTTCAGCGAGGAAGACATCAGCGCCCTGGCCGACAAGTCGTCGGTGGCTCTCCAGCGCATCTTCGACGTCGCCACCCGCCTCTCGGCCGTCCGGGCCGAGGACATCGACGGCATCACCGCAGACCTAAAAGACGCCCCGAGCGGCGCCACTGGCTGAGACTGGCCCGCCGCTCGGGGTACATCAGTCCACGCGAGGTTCAGGAGCGACTCTCCTCGCCGGAGTTCACCGAGTCGCTCGTCTTCGAGAGCTTGGAGCCGGACCCGCAGGAGATGACGATGCACCTTGTCGCAGCCCTGCTCGTCCTCCTCGCCAACGTCCACCGCGACACCAAGGCCAAGCCGAAGCCCTACACCGTCGAGGACTTCCTGCCCAACCCCTACGGGCCGTCCAAGGCCGAGCGCGAGGCCGCCTTCGCGAAGACCATGGCCCAGTTCGCGGCCATCCGCGAGGCGAAGGCGGCGGCTAGTAATGGCTAGACCCCCGATGTCCTTCACGGGCACCCGCACGGGCGTCCTGGGCAGCCGTGGCGGCGTGCGTGTGGACGCCCGCCTCGTCGGTGGCCCGCAGCTCGTGGCGGCGCTGGCACGCCTCGAGAAGGGCATGAAGGACGAGCTGCTCCAGAAGGCCACGCTGGTCGGCGCGGAAGTGCTGGAGAAGGCGTGGAAGGAACGGGCCGCGTCGACGGTCGGGCTCGGCCCTGGCACCGCGCACTTCGTGGAGGCCATCGAGGCGTCGGCCCGTCCTGGCAAGCGCGGCGCCACGGGCATGGTGCGCCTCGGCAAGGAGTCGCTGTCCGAGGGCGAGGACCAGCCCGTCGTCTACGGCGTCCAGACCGAGTTCGGCGGACGCGGCCGACCTGCCAAGCCCACGTTGCGGCCAGCGTTCGATGCGGTGCAGGGGCAGATGCTCGACGCCATGAGCGATGAGCTGCGTGCCCTCATCGAGGCAGCGACTCCGTAATGGCAGGGCCGATCGCCAAGCTCTACGCGACCCTCGGGCTCGATGCCCGCGAGTTCACCAAGGGCGTGGACACGGCGCAGAGCAAGACGCAGAAGTTCACGTCGAGCTTCAAGCAGCAGGCCATGGCGGGCCTGGGCCTTGGGGCGGGCTTCGGCGTGGCGCAACTGGGCTTCAAGGCGATCGGCGCGGCCGCGGACTTCGTGGGCGACTCCGTGCGGGCGGCCATCGAGGAGACCAAGGGCATCGCCACCCTCACCCAGGCCATCGAGGCCAACGACGCGGCGTGGGATGGCAACGTGGATGCCATCGAGGAGGTCATCCGCGCTCGTACGGAGCTGGCCTTCGCTGACGACGACCAGCGGGCCTCGCTTCAACGTCTTGTCTCGGTCACGGGCGACGTCAACAAGGCCCTGGAACTCCAGCGCACGGCCATGGACCTCGCGCGACTTCGTGGCATGGACCTCGCCACGGCGGGCGACCTCATCGGCAAGGTGTACGCCGGCAACCTCGGCACGCTGAGCCGATACGGCATCGTCCTCGAGAAGGGCACCACGGCGACCGAGGCGCTGGCCGAGATCCAGCGGCGGGCGGCCGGCTCGGCAGAGGCATACGCCGAGACGGCGGGCGGGAAGGTGGAGGTCGCGCAGCTCGCCCTCAACGACGCGATGGAGGACTTCGGGGCGGTGCTCCTGCCTCTCGTCACCGACATGATGCCGGTATTCATCGACCTCGTGAAGGCGGCGGGCGACGGGGCCAAGATACTCGGCGATATCCTGGGCGGCACCGACCCCGGCCCTATCGGCCCGCTCATCGAGGATATGAAGGCACTCCGCGCGGCAGAGGCGGCAGCCGTGGCCGAGACGCAGGGGCTGGCAGACCAGGGGGCGGCAGCCGGCACGATCTTCGACTCGATGGGGGACGGCATCGGCGCACTCATGGGCGGCCTGGAGTCCGTCAGCCCCGCCCGACAGGAGGCCTTGCGCTGGGAGGAGGCCCTGCGCGATGCAGGCGACCGCCTCGGGCTCACGGTCGACCAGATGAACATGTTCGAGCAGCAGGCCCAGTCGATGGGTCTCTCCGCCGAGGAGGCCGCGGCCAAGCTGGATGCCTTCGCCGACGAGAGCCTCATGGATGCCTTCGACCCGTTCGCCGGGGCGACCGTCACACCTCCCGACATCGCGGGTCCCATCAGGGGCGCGTTCAAGCTCGCCACGGATGCGGTGCGGGATGGCTTCGGCTCCATCAAGGACGCGCTCAAGAACCCCCCGATGCTCATCAGCAACGAGCAGCGCGAGGAGAACATGGCGGCCCGCCTGCGCGAGATCATGCGGAACATGCGCGAGGCGGCGGAAGCCAACGACGACAAGACTGTCCGGCATTGGGAAGCCGCACGCGCCAAGCAGCAGGCGGCTCTCGATAGGCTGGCTGGCAAGACCGACATCAGCATGGGGGACATCAAGAGCACGTACAAGGACGCCGGGATCAGCGTTCAGGGCACTTGGGCCGACACGACGACCGTCATCACGGCTGAGTCTCGCAAGGCGGGTCGGGCTGCCGTCGCCGAGATGCAGCGCGCCAAGGACGACATCGCCAGCATCGACATGGTGCAGACCGGCACGGACCTGATGACGAGTCTGGGCATCGGCATCAATAATGCCGCCCCGTTCGTCACCGCCGCCGCCGACCGCATCGCCGCCAGCATACGGGCGCGCCTCAACGCCCCCGCCGTCACCGCCGCAGCGACGCCCGCCGCAGCGACCAGCGGCGGGGGCGTCGTCATCAACGGCAATGTCTACGGCGGCAAGGCCGGCCTGCGCCAATTCGACCGTGAGCGCGAGAAGGCCACCCGCCCGACGAAC